CGGTATTGCTTACGACATTATCAAAAAGAGACTCCCTGTCATTAATGCAGAGATTGCCAAGGTCTTATCAAATCTTGTAGACTTTGAAGTATTCTTCCAAGAAGACGGAAGGAAACTAAATGTCTTGCTTAAGCACCCCAAGCATGAAGAGCGTCCCATTGAGATGGGCTCTGGTGCAGAAAAGACCATAGCCTCGATGGGTATTCGCCTAGCGCTATTGTCTATATCATCGCTTCCTAAGGGTAATATCTTTATTCTAGACGAGCCTGGAACCGCATTGGACGCCGAGAACATGGAAGGTTTCATTCGAATGCTTCAGCTAATCAAAATGTACTTTAAGACAGTTATTCTTATTTCTCACCTCGACTCGCTCAAAGATATCGTTGATATGGAAATTACCATTGATAAGACTAAAGGTTTTGCCTCAGTCAATCAATAGAAGTGTTATTAAGTTTGTAATCATAAGCCTGTAGGAAATAACTCTTGATAGCGTGATCTTTCACCCCTTCGTTTCCTACATACCAGGACCATGTGATCAACGACGCGATATGGGAGATTTTACCCATTGTTCCCTTGATGTCTTCTTCTAGCCACCGAAGAGTTTCTTTGGTGGGGTCATTAACCTCAATGCCTAGATCCATAGCAAGAGAATATAAGATATACCAGTTCGCACTTTTGTAAGCCGCCTGAGCCGACATGAACATTTTCTCTAGACGTTTGGACTCAACCTCAGAACCCCCTCTCGCGATTACTTTATCGGGATGGGTTTTGTCGGCTACCTTATAATAAAGCTTCTTTAACTCGGAACCCTTTACTGGACTAACCTCCGCCTCGTCTATCTCCGGGAGGTCATCAATCTCATCACCCTTATCGGGAGTGTGGGAAATCTCCGCCTCTTCTTCAACCTCCTCCTCTTGAGAGTTCTCCGCCTCTTGTGCGAGTCTTTCGGTTTCTTCTCTTAATCTCTTCTCTCTCAACTCATTAATCTTCTTTTTCTCTTCCACCGGCAACCTCTGAAAGATTTCATTGACTAGTTCCATGAATTCTTGTTTTGCCTCTGGCATTAGTTCCTCATGATATTCTAAGTCAGCATGTACAAACTCGGCTTTTTTTAACAATTTTTTAAACTTAAGCCTAACTTGTTTCGACATACATTACTCCTGGGGCTAATTAGTGAGAGAGGAAGGTAGTGATGAAACATATTATTGATAAGGGTTTGAATAAGCTTATTTCGCGAAAACTAATGGCGTGGGCAACTGCTACATGTCTATTGATGTTCGCAGACTTAGCGTCAAGTGATTGGGTGATAATCACCTGCGTGTATATCGGGGGACAGACTGTAGTGGATACTGTAGCTCGCCTGAAGGGGCTAGAATGATAACTTTATTACGCCTACGAACTTTATCCAAAAAGGTTTGGCTATGGGCTAAGAAGTTTTGGTGGGCGATTGCATTAGTGTTGCTTTTTATTGTTGCAGGCTTAATTGCTATGCTAACAAAGAACGCTGCCGTGCTAGCAGCGGTAGTGGATCTAATGGATGCTAAGAGAGACCAACACGACCAGGAGATGGAAACGCTTGCACATATTCATAACACCGAGATAGCGGAAAAGAATGCACGACTAGAAGAACATCTGAAACGGCGCCACGAAATTGAAGAAGAGTTTAAGAAACGAGGTGAATCTCTTGACAAAGAAAAAGAAGCAGAACTTAAAAGAATCGTAGATGAAAGCTATAATAATCCTGAAAAGCTTGCTAGAGAACTAGCTGAAGCGTTTGGGATACAAAATGGTTAAAAAGTTATTAGCAGTCTACCTTGCTCTTTGGGTTGCAGCACCTGTTGCGGTAGTAGCGGAAGAGATTGAAACATTTCCAGATTATGTAGTACTTCCAGTTGAAGCCGGAGACACAGTGCCTTTTGAGGGAGTTCTTCTTTCTCTGGACGCAGCTGCTAAAATCCTCACGGAGAAGAAGTTTGAAGATGCCGAGTGCGACCTGCGATTAGAATACGAACTCCAGATTCAGAAAGATAACTATGAGCTACTTCTGTCTTACAAGGATATAGAGATTGCCTCATGGACCGACAAGTATGAAGCTATGATGATTTTAAAGACGACAGAGAACGAGAGGTTATATGATCTTGTAACCAAGACAAAGCCTGGAAGCGAGCCTTTTATGGTAGCTTTAGGATTTGGAATTGGAACGCTTACATCACTAGGGATCTTTGCTCTGTCAACGGAGATAGTGCGTGAGTGATAAGCAGGACTATATAGCCAAGCTAGAGAAAGCTATATCTCAAAAGTATGGCACCGAAGCAATCAATAATCCGAAGAGATTTTGGGATGATGAGAAAGAAAAGAACTACATAGCTCAATCACAAGAAGAGCAGCGCAAGTTTGCCAAACTGGCCGAATCCCAAGACAAAGTAGAACAAGACGGATTTTTAATAAACAAAAAACTACTTACTAGAGATCATAATAGGACTTGTCCTGTTTGTTCACAATATTCTTTTCATCCTCGCGATGATTTGTATATGAATAAATTCGAAGCATGCTTCGGGTGCTATATACAATACATTGAGCATCGAGAAGAAAGATGGGCAACAGGCTGGAGACCTAACGAGGAAGAATAACATGGCAACAGTATACGAAATCATCCAGGGAATTAACCAAGCAGCCGCTAACGGCGCATGGGATGGCGCCCACTCCGCAGACTTAGCCGCCGATGGCAAAGCCCGCGACGCTGGTCTTAAGCGAGCAAACGGACACTTTATTAATGACCGACGAGTTATTGATGGTTTTGGCGTTAAGTTCCATGGACCCATCCTCCGAGTTACATACCAGTCCGAAATACGAATCAAAGATGTCCAAGACAAAGGTTTTGAAGGCGAGATCGAAAGCCAGATTCAGGAGATTGTAAAGTTCCTGAAGAAAGAATACAAAGCTATCACGGGCGACACCCTTACGTTGACAAAAGAGGGAGACTCTACTATCCTCGTTCAGCGTGTGTCCAACTATCGTACAGACTGTCAGGCGCACTGCGACTACCGCATTGGTGGCTTAACTGATGTCGGTGAAGTTAGTGGTAAAACCGAAGAGGAGCGACTTGAGTCCTCCATCCGGGATTTTCTTTCAATGGGGAGAGACAAAGCCAAAAAGCCTTCTAATGTGAAGATCTAATAATGGCCGCTCTTACCAAGAAAGAGATATTAAAGGAAGTAGTCAAAGCCGGCAAAGACCCGGTATATTTTACAGTTAATTATTGCCGTATTTCCCATCCGCAAAAAGGGCTGATTCCTTTTAAAGCATATGGATATCAGCAAGAACTCCTAAAAGACTTCCGCGACTATCGCTTCAATATTATTCTCAAAGCCCGTCAGCTGGGTATCTCCACCATTAGTGCAGCTTACGTAGCATGGCTAATGCTGTTTCACAAGGATAAGAACATCCTCGTCGTCGCAACCAAGTTACAGACAGCCACCAACCTCGTTAAAAAAGTAAAAGCGATCATCAAGAACCTCCCACCGTGGATGCAAATCGCCGACATCATAGTGGATAACAGAACATCGTTTGAACTAAGCAACGGGTCTCAGATCAAGGGTTCTTCAACTTCTGGGGACGCTGGTCGTTCCGAAGCCCTTTCACTCCTTATCATTGATGAGGCTGCTCACGTTGAACGTCTAGATGAACTCTGGACTGCTCTCTATCCTACACTCTCGACTGGTGGTCGATGCATTGCGCTCTCTACTCCTAATGGCGTGGGTAACTGGTTCCACCAGAACTGCGTAGAAGCCGAGACAGGAACAAACGACTTCCACATGACCACCTTGATGTGGGATGCTCACCCCGACAGAGACAAGAAGTGGTTTGAAAAAGAAACCAGGAATATGTCCAAGCGGCAGATTGCCCAAGAGCTTGAATGCAACTTTAATGTTTCCGGCGAGACAGTAATCCACCCTGAGGATCTAGAATGGTTTTTAGAGCGGATTACGAGTCCTGAATATAGAACTGGGTTTGATCGCAACTACTGGATCTGGGAAAAGTACGACCCTGAGAAGTCTTATCTCATAGTAGCAGATGTTGCCCGCGGCGACGGAAAAGACAATAGCGCATTTCACATTATTCAGCTTGAAGATATGAAGCAAGTAGGGGAATACATCGGCAAGCCAACGCCTGATGACTTTGCTGATATACTCTATAGTATAGCCGCAGAGTACAATAATCCTATGTTAGTAATAGAAAACAACAATATTGGCTTCGCGGTACTTAAAAAACTCCAGGATAAAGAGTATCCTAACTTATACTATTCTACCAAGGGAGATCACCAGTATGTCGATCCAGTAACAGCGCAATGGCAATCCAATGCGATACCTGGATTCACCACATCTTCTAAAACAAGACCACTGATTGTTGCGAAGATGGAAGAGTTTATGAGAAACAAACTAATTACTATCAACTCTAATCGATTGTTATCAGAAATGAAAACCTTTATTTGGCATCATGGACGACCTCAAGCGATGAGAAGTTATAACGACGACTTAGTAATGTCGTTTGCAATTGGTTGTTGGGTGAGAGATACTGTGATCATCGAAAGTCAAAAGAATGTTGAATATAGTAAGAGCTTTATTGCTGGGATCAGCACGGCTTCTACTTCTATTTCTACTACTATTCCGGGCATGACCGGACATAAAATCACAAAGCAAAACCAAAGGGTCGGAGAAGCCACAAGTTTCAACGAGAAATATCTAGGTTTAATCAAAGGTTAAGAGATGGCACGAAACAACGACAACAACACAAGAAATCCGGCATCCCCATTATTTAAGAGGCTTACACGCCTCCTGTCGGGACCGATTGTTAACTACCGCACACAGGTAGCGCGCCAAGACCGACGCAACAACCTAGACAAATATCGCTTCCGATTCCGTTCAATGAGTGGACAAGAGTTCAAGCGCTCCGATAGCCAATACTCTCAGAACTATAATATGATGACCTCGGCTGCCTTCCGCAACCAAGGCCGCGCCGAACGTTATGTAGATTTTGAGCAGATGGAGTATATGCCAGAGATTGCCTCGGCACTTGATATCTATGCTGACGAGATGACGACTTCCAATGAGTTTGATCGTCTCCTTAATATTGACTGCTTGAACCACGAGATCAAAACTATTCTTGAGTCCCTGTTTTACGACGCACTCAACATTGAGTTCAACTGTTTCGGCTGGGCCCGCTCCATGTGCAAGTACGGAGACTTCTTCTTGTACCTCGACATTGATGAGAAGCTGGGAATCACCTCGGTAATTGGAATGCCCAACAACGAGGTTGAGCGCCTTGAAGGACAGGACGCCTCCAACCCCAACTATGTTCAGTATCAGTGGAACGGCGCCGGCATGACCTTTGAGAACTGGCAGGTTGCCCACTTCCGCATTCTTGGCAACGATAAGTACAGTCCATATGGAACATCAGTGCTAGACCCTGCGCGCCGTATTTGGCGCCAGCTTGTGTTGCTTGAGGACGCTATGATTGCTTATCGTGTCGTCCGCGCTCCCGAACGCCGCGTGTTTAAGATCGACGTCGGCAATATTCCACCTCAGGACGTCCCACAGTACATGGAGAAGGTCAAGACAGAGATGAAACGAAACTCTCTGGTTGATGCTAATACTGGACGCGTCGATCTGCGTTATAACCCACTATCCCTTGAAGAGGATTATTTTATTCCGATGCGCGGTGGTGTGGGGTCGGACATCGTTTCACTCCAAGGTGCCAAGTCTCTTAACGACATTGAAGACGTTAAGTACCTGCGAGACAAGCTCTTTGCAGCAATTAAGATCCCTCAGGCATATTTGACAAATCTAGAGGGTGGGAGTGAAGACAAGACCACATTAGCCCAGAAGGACATTCGTTTCGCCCGCACCATCCACCGACTCCAGCGATCCATTATCGCAGAGCTTGAGAAGATGGCCATTGTTCATCTCTATACTCTAGGCTACCGCGGTCAGGATCTTCTCTCCTTTAAAATCACCCTCAACAATCCTTCTCGTCTCGCGGAGCTGCAGCAACTTGAGTACATGAAGACAAAGTTCGATACTGCAGCCGGCGTCCCCGAAGGAGTGTATAGCAAGCGCTGGGTGGCTCGCAATATTCTTGGCATGTCGGACACAGAGTTTTTGCGCAACCAGCGTGAGACATTCTACGATCGTAAGTATCAGCAGGACCTAGAGTCCTTGGCAGAACAAGGTGCTATGGCTGATGCCGGCGGCGAAGGTTTAGGTGACCTAGGCGCCGGCGACATGTCCGGACTAGATGATCTAGGCGGCGAGGATCTCGGGGGCGACCTGGGACTCGGGGGAGAACCAGGCGGAGAGGAAGCACCAGTCGATGACACAGCGCTTCTGGCTACACCAGGACGTCGAGAAGACCTAGACGAAGCACCCACCAAACATGAGGGAGCCCCACATAAGCCCCGTCCCGGCGCCGACCGACGACGAGGAAGCGCCGCCCGGATGTCTGGAGGTCCAGCCCGCCGCGAGATGCGAAATACGGCAATGCCTGAGGCTGCTGTCTCCCGAGCGCCACGAAACATGTATCCGGGCAAAGTAACAATAGCATCCCTTAAAAGTAACATAGGTCTAGAAGAGTCTAAGCGACCTACTTATACTAATGACGAGTCAGTTTTGTTTGAGAACACTTCTAAAGTCAGACGTTTGGTAGAAGAGATGGAGCGTAAAGAGGTAAAGAAAGATGAAAC